ATTAATAATTGCATCTATTGTTTTTTTAGTTTCTTCATCTAACTCTGCTCCATACATTTCTGCATTAGCAACTTGAGCTAACCAAACCCCTAATTGTTCCGCTTCCCATAAACTCATATTTTCATATGCTTCATCATAAAGTAATTTCATAGTTGAATTATGTAAGCTTTGTTCTGTTTCAACCATCCTTTGTGCGTTTGCATTTTTTTTGTAAAACTCACTATCACAAGATTGCATCATATCATAATGTCGCTGTCTTTCTGTTTCAGTTTTTTCGTCTATGCTCTTTATTGTTTCTGCAAATGCTTTGTTATCTTCACTTCTTTGAAAATATCCATTTGCATACACTTCAGATACTTCTGCAACTTCTTGATTTGCTATTTTTATTTTTTCTTCTTTTTGACTAATTATATTGTTATATTCATTGGCATAAGCTTCATTTTGCATATTAGCTTGATCACCATATCTCTGATTTAATAAAGCTACCTCTTCTATTGAACCTTGCTCTATTAAATCTATTGTCTTTTCTGCTTGTTGTTGTGCGGTTGATATCCATTCCTGAGAAATTTTTTTATATTCCTCCAAACTTCCTTGAAAAGTTTCTGCTGCAGTTACAGCTTGTTGAGTTATTGCTCCAGAAATTTCGCTTTGAATATCTATTTCTCTATTTTTCAATTCTCTTAACTTTTCGAAATATTCATCTAACTGAGTAATTTCTTCTTGAGTATATCCTCTTCTTTCATCTGAAGCAGTTTTACATATTTCTGTTATTCCTTCTTGAATTTCTGCCATTTCTTTTTCTAATGCTTGTTGTTCTTCTGTTGTTGTAAATAATGTTTCATTAAAATTAGATAAATATCCTTCTGCTTCTTGGATTCCTTGATAAAAATCACTTGCTGATTGACCCATATTAGAGAAGTTTTCTTTTGTTTTTTCTTCCACCTTTTTCATTTCGCTAACTATTATTCCTACTGCTGCCGTTATTCCTATTACTGCTAATCCTGTTGGGCTAAAAGTTGCCTCAAAAACTTTTGCTAAATTATTTACTGAAGTTTTGCTAGAAGTCATCTTGCCAGTAGCTACCCCTATTGTTTCTGAAATATTTCCTATTCCTTTTGTAACTTTTCCTGTTACTGTTATTGCTGTACCTGCTACTTTTAGCAATGGACCTGCAGCTGCAACCATTAATCCTATTTTTACTATATTATCTTTTTCTTCATCACTTAGTTCATTAAATCCATCTACTAAATCATTTGCTTTTTCTAATACTTTATTAGCAATAGGTAATAATTTTTTACCTAAATCATTGGTTAAATTTTTAGTTTTAGCAGTTAATTTTTGTATGCTTGATGCGGTATTATCTTGTACTTCATCTCCATACTTTTTACTTGTTTGCTCTAATATGCCTAATAATCTAATTTGTTGTTGTTCTTGAAATGTTAATTTGTCCCAGCTTTTATCTCCAGCTATCTGTTTAAATGCATCTGTTGTTTCTAATAATGCAACATTAACATTTACACCTAAATCTTCAATAGCTTCTGTGTTTCCTAGCAAACCTGACCTAATTCTGTCCATAACATCTTCCATATCTCTACCAGTTGCTGAAGCTATTACAGAAGATGCTTGTAATAGTTTTTGTGTTTGCTCCGCATTTTCTTTTTGGTCATCTGTTATAGATTGAATTAAATTACCATATATTTGACTATACTTATAAGCATCACTTGCTGACATATTATAATCAAGCGCTTTACTTTCTGCAAACTCTTTTATACTTTCTGCAGCATCTCCATATATTCTTTCAACCTGCTGTACTGCTGTTTCTGTTTCAATTGCAGACTTTGTCATTGCTGTAAAACCTGCTACAATTGGAACTGTTAATCCTACAGTCATTTTATTTGCTACTTTATCAACTTTAGTTCCTAAATCTTCTAATTTATCTCCATATTCTTCTAATTTTTTACCTGCAGCATTCCAACTAGAAGCTTCTGTTTTTAATGTATTTAGCTTATTTTGTGTATTTATAATTTCACGTTGTAAAGCACGATAATTTTCTTCATTAATCTGTGTTCCTTCTGCCATTTTCTTATCTGCTTCTTCTTTTATTTGTTTAAGTTTTTTTAACTTTTCTTCTGTTGTTACAATAGAACTATTTAATATATCTTGTTTTTGTTTTAATAATTCAGTATTTTTAGGGTCTAATTTCAGCAAAGAGTTAACTCCGTCTTAGCTCTCTGCTCAAACTAGATGTAGCAGAATTAACTTTGCTTAACGCCTTTTGTAGTCCTGATGTATCTCCACCGATTTCTACTATTATTCCTTTTATGCTTCCTGCCATATTATACCTCCATTAAAATAAGAGAGGTTTCCCTCTCTTATCCTAATAATTTGTCTATATCACTTTGTGTAGCTTTTTTTCGAGTTGATTGATTATTATCACCTATAAAACTCAACAGAATTTTCATTACATCAACATATGTAAGTTCTTTTAAGTCTATTATAGTTAACCCTACCCTTAAACATGATGCTACAAATTCATGTTCTGGGAATATTTCTTTAGTTTTATTGTCACTCTTTATTTTTTCTAATTCTTCCGATAATTCTTCATCAACAAAAGCAACTTACGGCAAATTCCGTTACCTCTGAAATCCAGCCAGCAGTATTTACATTGAAATCTTTCAATCTTGCTGTCCATTCTTCAAAACTTTCTATTTTATTATTTGCTGAATATATTAAAATCCAAGCTATTTTAGTTATCTTTTCTATAAACTCATCTGTGTCATTTATCATATAGTCTGATAATTGACTTAACTTTTCAGCTTCGCTTATTTTCTTTTCATCAAGTTGTTTTGCCACTACTGCTTGTTTGATTAAATAACCTTGAATAAAATGCATATCTTTTAATAGTCCAGATTTAAAAAAAGAATTATATTTAACGTAAGTAAGAGCATTACATTCCATTTCATACTTTTTGCCACAAATTGTTATTGTTTTCATAGATTACCTCCTAAACTCCTGCTGTTGCATCTTTTTCATATACTTTTGTAAAGAATGTGTCATATACAGATTGATTTGTTTCGTTTGGTTCGATTACAGCTTTTATAGCTTTGTCTGTAGAACGTGGAGACATTGTTATTGAAACAGTATCTGTTTGTGGTTCTTTTGATTCTTCTATAGTATTCATTTCAGAACCTGGTCTTGTAGCTGTACAATCGAAGTAAACAAATCTTCTTTTCTTAACATCTCCTTCTATTTCTCCCATTAATGCAAATCTTGCACTAACATCATCTGCACTTTCAAATAAAGCTCCATTACTATCTTCTTGTTGTCCAAGAATTTGTGTAAAGAACTCTTTTATTAACATAGCAACCTCTAAATCTCCTGTATAACCTTGATTTGATGTTGCTATATAATATTTAATATTATCAGCATAAAATGGAGTTTGTTCTCCTTCTGGGTCAGCTGTTAAGCTTTTTGCACCTGGCATTGCAAATGGTGTTCCATAAGTTATAACCCCATCTTCTTCTGTTATTTTAGCAATATGTACATTGCTTAATCCAAATTTTACTTTATTTTCTGCCATTTGATTTTTCCTCCTTAAATTTCAAAAAAATAACTCACTTGCCAGATACCTTCATCTGATAAGTAAGTTTCTTCTGTTTTGTTCCAAGCTATATCGCCTAGAATTTCATTTTCTATTTTATCTTCCATTTCCACATCTTTAGTTAAATATGTGTAATCAAGTTGAATTGGTGTATCTTTCAAATAAACCTTATTGTCTGCCATAAAGTTATCAGTTCCAGTAGATATTGCTACTAAATGAGGAGGCTCTGTTGGTCTTTTAAATCTACCATAAGCATATTTAATTTGTGCTTTTTGACATCTTTGTTTTAGTTCTTGTAGTGTCATTTTCTTGACCTCCTTTTAATTACGGTTGTTAACCTTTTTTCATGCAACTTATTGTATTTATCTTCTATCGGTCTAATATGAGGTTTTTCTCTTGTTCTCCCTCCATTACGTGTAGCATGTCCAAATTCCAACAAATGCGTTAACTGATAATTTGTAGCATTATGTATTTTTATTGTATATCTACCTTTATTTTCTTTTCCTTTTTGTTTTCTCCATCCTTTATGATATGGTTTTTCTCTAGTACCTTCCCCTTTTGGCGAAGTATCTTTCAATTCTTGGACAGCTTCCTTTGTAATTGCATCAGTTGTCTCTTTTACATCTTCTTGAATATTTTCTACATATTCTTCCAAATATTCACTTAACACTTTTTGCAAATCTTCTGGCTTAATACTTTTAGACATTCTTTATTTTCCTTTCACAAATCAATACAACTTCATCAGCTGTTGGTTCTTGTACTCTTATTACAGAGTAAACCTTTTTCATATAAATAAGTTCTTCTTCATCTTTGTAATTTAAAGCACTTATTCTTAATCTTAAACTAGGTTTAAAACCTTGTTGATTTGCTTGATAATATTCATTCGCATACACATCTTCAACTTTGATTATTGGTATTAGTCTTTTCTTTACTGTTTCTATCTCATTGCCTATATCATCTTGCTTAATAGTAGTAGATAGTAATGTACAAGCTATATCACTCATTACTATCCACCACCTTAAACTCATCACTTAATCCTAAGTTATGACATAGAAGATTGTATGTTCTTTGAGATAGTTCTTTTTCTTTTATATCTACATTACCAAAATTAGCTTTTACAAACATTACTATTGCAGAATGTATAAGAGCATTATCTAATTCAGAATTTATATCCTGTCTTTTCAAATCTGCTTTTCCTGCATTAATCCACATAGTTATTTCATCATCTTTTAATGTTGAAGTATCTACTATACTTAAACTTTGTTTAGCTAACATCATTAACTTTTCCATACAATCTTCCTCCTAATTACACTCCAGAACCTTCTGCAGTAACTTTTCCATATTTGAAATAGTTTGGTCTTGCTTTACCATCATAAATACCATATCCACCATAAAGTGTTTTACGACCTTTTACAGTTTTCTCTTTATCTACTCTCATTGGAGATACTTCATTAAATATGTAGTTTTTCATATTTCCAGCTAATATATCTCTATCTTTAAGATAAGGATCTACTTCTATGGAAAATCCTTTTACACTTGGTATACCAGCAAGGAATGGATAATTATTATTGTTATCTTTGTAAGATACAATATCAAGATTTACGTCATTTGAAACATAAACTTTAGCACCTATTCTAGCTTCATCAGATAATCCCCTGAAAACATTTAAAACTCTATCTATTGCAGTATCATTTTCTTCTGGTTCTATTGGTGTTAAGCCATAAAGAACTCCTGTAGGTTTGTTTTCTCCATCTCCATAAATAACAGCATTTATAATTGCTTTACCCATTTTATTTTTTAGTTCTTCAAGGATAAATGCTATAAATGATTCAACTGCCATTTCTTCAAGTTTCCAAGTAATTACGATATCTTTTGCTAATTCCCATCCAGTTAATTGCATATTTTTAAATTCTATACCTTCATTAACAGTATCTGTTAACTCTGTGTACCAATTAGCATCGTCTGCAGCAAACAAATATGGCAAATCAATATTTCCTGACACTTGTAATTTTCTAGCATCTCTAAATATTGGAGATTCTTGAGATATTAATTCCATTAAATCCATTCTTACAGATGTTGGAATAAATAATCCTCCATTATTGATACCTTGTGTATCAGCAGTAGAAGCTACGAATGTAGTTGCAGTTGTTGTAACTGCATCTCCTAATGCTCTTTTTTCATCTTCTGTAAATTTGTTTTCTGACAATCCCATTAATTTTTTAGCCCAAGCACTTCTGTACTCTTTATCAGCTATTGTAAATTTTCTTTCTTCCATTTCTTCTTTTCCTCCTATTTTTGTTAATTTTGAAACTTCTTTGTTTCTTTTTTCTAATTCTTCAGTATCAGCTATTAAACTTCTTTCTTCTTCTTTGCTGATTTCTTCTGATTTTTCTTCTGTCTTAACTTCTTCTTGCTCTGGAACTTCATTATTTATAGCTTCAACTTCGCTTCTTAATTCTGCGATTTCTTCTTGTGTTTTAGCTTCTGCTATTTTGTTTAGAAGTTCAGCTTTTCTTTCTTCAATTTCTTTTTGTGTCATTGAATTTTCCTCCTTGTAATTTTTTAGCAGTTCTACCACCGCTTCTATAAAACTCTATTAGGCTCTACCGCACTAAAAAAGAGCAGTTCTACCACCGCTCCTCGTTCGAGATTATAAACTTAATAATAATTTTAATTTTTCTTTTTCTAACTCTAATTTGTTAGCTTCATGTTGTTCTTTTTCTTTTTCATATTGTTCTTTGCTTCTTGCAAATACAGATGTTCCTTCGTATGCTGGAATATCTACAATAGATACATCAAATAATTTGTCTATATTCATAATTCTACGAGTATCTGTTTCATAATCCCATTGTTCTTCCCTTACTGTAAATGCAAAGCTCATTTTATCTAATAAACCTGATTTAACTGATTTATAAATATCAATTCCTTCTGTTGTATCAATTAATTTTGCCCTCATTTTTAATCCTACACTATCAACTATTAATTCTAGTGAACCATTTCTTGTTCTTGCAATTGCCTTACCTTGTCCGTGATTATAATTTAAACAACAATCTTTCATATCACATTCTTCAAATGCTTTTTGGTCTATTACTTCTTTACACCATCCTAAATTTGTTTCTTGATTAAAAACTGCAGCATATCCTTCTATAATCATTTCTTCACTATCTAATGCCCTCATTTCTGCAATTCTTATTTCTTTTACAGCCTTTTCCATTATTCGTCGCCTCCTTGATATTGATTTGCTATACTTGCATCTATATTATTTAAACTTTGTATTATTTTTGCTCCTTCTTCTCCTCCTAAAGGATGTAAGTCTATTATTTCTCTTGCTTCATCTTTTGTAAGTAATCCTAAAGCTCCCGCTTCTTTTAATAAGCTAATCTTATTTGCTAAAGTAGCATATTGTAATCTATTTGCAGTAAATACAATCTTGTGTCCATCTTTTATTGCTTTATAACTAAATATCTTATTAGTAAAAGCATCACTCATTTGTATTGCTCTTGGTTCAATTACACCTTCATAAAATGCATTCCAATCTTCTGTTGTAAAACTATTGTTAACTATTTTTTCTGATATTCCAAAGTAATCAAATATATTATTATTAACTTGTTTTAATTGTTCTCTATCTAAAGTAATTGGTTTTAAATTAACCGCTTCAAATTCTGCTTTGCTGTCAACTGCTGCAATACCACTTTCATTCTCTAAATTTAAGAAATCCCTTACAAATGCTTCTTTACTTGCTTTTATATCTTTTTCTTTCAGCATTGAATTAGTATATTTTAAAATACCTTTTAAGTTATTAGAAGTTTTTATTGCATTCTTTATCCCTTCTGAGGCAGTATGTGCTGTATCAATATCTGTTTTTAATACTTTGTTGTTAGTTCCGAAGATATCATGCTTATTATAAAAGAGTCTTAAATGTATAAGCTCTAAATAAGGCAATGTATATTCTTTACCATTCACAAACTTAAATTGTAGATATATTTTCCCTGTTGTATCTTCTAATAAATCATAATTTGTAGCTAATATTGGATAAAATCCTGTAATATATCCTGTCTTGTCCTTTGCTATAAACACAAACGCATTAGAATCTGTATAAAGCATTGATATTACTCTGTATATGAAATCAAACTTTGTTGTTATTGGATTAGGTTGATTTTGTAATAAAAAGTTTATATCTCCTTTTATGTTATTGCTTATACTATCTTTAATATGTTTTGGGATTAACTTTGCACAATGTGTTGCAATTCTATCAATACATTGCCTTGCAACTTTGCTATCATAAGTATTGTTGCTTAACGTAGTAAATTGTGCATTATAACTATTAAGCATTTGTAATTGTGTTTTTGTTACTTCTGTTTGTTTTTTGTTTCCAAATATTATGCTAAACAAACTTCTTCTTTCTTTCCCCATTTCACTCCTCCTGTAATGCTAAATAATCTTGCATTTTATCAAATAAAACACAGTAAGCTATTATTAAGCTTACTGTTCCATCTATTCTTGCTCTTTGTTTTTGTCCTTTTACTGGTCTTATATTGTCATTGTCATCTCTTTTTACTGCTGTATTACATAAACACCATTTAAGTATAGGATTATTATTATAATTTACATTCTTTTCTATCAAGTCAGCTTCTAATTGTTTCATAGGATTTGACATTGTTTTCGCTCCTTGTCTTACTTCTACCATTTCAAATCCTTGTTCTTTCATTTCTTCTACCCAGTATTGTGTATTCCAAGGGTCATATCCTATCCATAAAGCTGATATATCGTATTCATGATGCATCTTTAAGAACCATTGTGTCACATCACTATAATTTACTTTAGCGCCTTCGCATATTGTGACTAGACCTCTTTGTTCCCATTTATCATAAGGAATTTTGTCATCTTTTATTTTAAATTCTAGTCTTTCACTAGGTATAAAGTATTGTTGCACAACATATTTCTTTGTACCTTTCACTATTAACAAAGTTGCACAAGTTAAGTCTGTTGTACTTGATAAGTCAACTCCTCCTATTGCGTAAGTATCAAATAAATCTTCTATGTTATATGTTTCTTCGTTATTTGCAATATCAAAAGTTAACCATTTATCTTGGTCGTTTTGTCTTATGTTAAAATCTTTACAGAGTAAATTTACTAATTCAGTTGGATTATTCTTAGCTCTATTTACTTTATCTCTTAAGTCTTTTATATTCTTTATAGTTCCAAGCCCGAGGATTAGCTTTATACCATTTCTTTTCATCTTGCCATTCATTAGGATTGTCTAATTCATAAATTATTGGAAGAACTGTTTCATCAATTATTCCTCCTTCTAATCCTTCATATCCATCTATTATTGCACTTGCATATTCATATTCATTATCAAAAACTGATTCTCTTACTGTCCCCATTGTTGAAGATTCTATAAGAAGTGGTTCTTCTCTCGCACTCATCGAATCATATATTACATCAAGTAAGTTTTTATCTTTCCATGCATGTATCTCATCAGCTAAAGCACAAAAAGTATTTAATCCATCAAGCGAATTACTATCACTAGCTAAAGCTTTGAAAAAACTTTCTGTTTTTTCAAAGAACAATCCATTAACCAAACACTTAACTCTTTTTGCAAGAGATGGGCTTTTCTTTATCATTCTTTTTGCTTCTTCCCAAACAATTTTTGCTTGGTCTTTTTTAGTAGCAACTGAATAAACTTCCGCTCCACCTTCTCCAGCTGAAGTCAACATATAGCTTCCTATTCCTGCATCTTCTGTTGATTTTCCATTTTTTCTTGCTTCAAACCATATAGCTTTTTTATACTTTCTTAAACCACTTTCACTATCTACGAAACCAAATAATGCTTGTATTTTTGCTTTTTGAAACAATTCTAAAATAACAGGTTGCCCTGCCCATTTACCTTTTGAATGTTTGCAAAATTTTTCTATATATTCTATTGGTCTATTAGCTTTATCTATATCAAATACATAAGTATGAGTTTCCTCTTCTTCAGTAATTTCATTAAAAAAAGAAACTTGTTTAGGATTATATAAATCCTGTACGAGTTTCTTATATACTGTTAAAACTTTTTTACATGCCTTGTCTGGATTTTTAAGTAAATATTGATAATATTCTTCTATATATGTTGCATAACTCATAACGCACCATTGAATTTATCAAATTCATCATCCTCATTTATTTGTTTTTTCTCTGGCAGCATATCATTTAATTGTTTTACTATATTCATATAATTTTTAACCATCGTATTGTATGTTTTACTTTCTATTGATTCTTTAAATCCAAATTGATTAGCTCCATTGACATACGTTTCTTTTACTCCGTATAGTTTTATATCTTCTTTAAGTTCATCAAGTGTTATAGACATAAAAGAAGCATTTTCAATCAGTTTTTCTGCCATTTTCTTTTTGTTGTCTGGCAATTCTTTAAATAATTTTTTTAATCTTTGAGTTTCTTTTTTTATTTTTTGGTTTTTTTCAATAAGTGCTTTTCCAGTTATTTTTTGGCGAATTTCTTGATTTTCATCTTCCATACCTACACCTCCTTGACTACACCCCTTACGCATATAACCTGCGTATTTTTCGATTGCTCTCCCACCGTTCTCTCATAGCCCGCTTCTATTTGCCTTATAGGGGGGGCTATTTATACTGTGTTGTTTCCTCTCTGATTACTTCTCCATCTGCATAAAATGTAATTGTTTCAAAATCCACTTTATTGCTTTCTCTTTTTATTCCTTTTTCTAGCATTGTATTCACAGGAAGTACAACACAATGTATTTGCAACTTATCTGTCAATTCCGCTTCTATATATCTTTTATCTTGTTCTTTTATTAATCCACAGCTAAATAATAATGTTGTATCTTTATCTGCCTCTATAACATTACTTAGCTTAAACCCAACATTTAATTCTTTTATGTCTTGTAATAATTGTTTTACTTTCTCTAGTCTTTCTATATCTTTATCTGTAAATAATTCTAAACTAGCCATTCTTAATCAAATCTCCATTCTCATCAAACATATATTCTTCTTCACTTGCAAAGTGTTCTTTGTTATGGCATTCTTGGCAAACACTTTCTAAATTCTCTATGTTAAAGAATATATTGTCATCTTCATAGTTCTTATCTGTGACATATTCTTTATGATGTATTATATAAGCACTACTATATATTCCGCTTCTTCATACATCTTTCACACATAGGATTTAATATTAGCTTTTGCTTTCTTAACTTCTGCCACCTTTTACTTTTATACTTCCTTGCTATTTCTGGATTATCTCTATATGTCATTTTATTTAGCTTTCTTTGTTGTTTTCTTTACTGCCTTTTCTGTCTCAACTTCTTTCTTCGCTACTTCAACTACTTCTTCTCTTACTTCTTCAGCATAAGGTTGTCCATTAGGTTGTTTAGCTGATAGTATTTCTTTTGCTCTTTCTTCTTTAAATTCTTTTATTTGCCCTTCTCTATAATTCTCTCCCGTATATTTGTCTGGAACATTTACTAAAAATTTAAGTTTCATTTTTACCCTCCTTTAGTTTTCTTATTTTTCTTCCACACTTACTGCATTTGTATAAGTTTGTATTTGTTTCTCTTTTTATTAATATATAATTATGCTCGCACCCGCAACAACTTATCTGTTTTGGACAATCTTTGCATTTGTATTTTAAACATAGTTCATCTACCATTTTCTTTCTCCAAATGTAAGTAAAGCTAGGTTTTACTTATTTATAAAACAAAGAAGGTATTTATATGAAGATTAATGCCTAGCTCATTAATTTGCATCAAAAAAGAGCCCCTTTTAGGCTCTTGCATTATTTATCACATTAATATTATAACATGGTTTTTTAGTAAAAAAAGGGCAAAAAAAGGGCAATTTATTTTTTATTTTTTTCTATATATTCTTTTGCATTTTCTGTAATCCACTCTGCTATTGACTTTCCTTGTTTTTTTAACAATTCTTTTAATTGTATTCCTAACTCTTTATCTATATTTCCTCTTACTTCTTCATATTTATTTTTTTTCCATTCATTTTCTTTTTTATAATTTCTTGACATATTATCACTTCCTATTTTATAATATTTAGAGAAAGGGGAATTGCCGTTCCCCCTCTCTATGTGGCTTACTTAAGTGCTTTACGTTCTTGCTCAAGTTTGTATAAGTACATTTCTGTTTGCCACTTGTCGACTTTCTCTATGAAGGTCGGCTTTTTTCTTTTTCTTAGTAGTTTCTTTAGTAACATTTTCTCGCCCCCTTTCCTCTTGGTATGTATATATTATACTATACTGCGCGTAGTATGTCAATACTTTTTATTATTTTTTTAAAAAAACTTACAACCATTATGGCTGTAAGTCCGCTTCTAATTTATTTAATTCATTATGCACTGCATATATAAGTTTTCTCTTTCTTCTCTTATATATATCTTCGCTAATATGTAATTTATCTATAATATTCCACTTATTATTTTCTCCGCTTCTGATATTCTTCTTCAAATATTTCATAAGTAATTTTATCATTAATTAATATTAATGCCTGTTGTACTGCTTTATATTCTTTAATATGTTTTTGCAAATCTTTATTTTCTTCTAAATTTATAACTTTATTTAATACAGTATTTCCTACTGAAAATGGTGCTCTTGGAAGTCCATCTGTTGGTGCTATGCTCAAACTTAATATATCTTGTTGTATATTTATTATATTTATACAATTGTAATTATATTCTTTTAAACACCTATTGGCTTTTCTATAATCTTCTTTATTTAATCTGTCCATATTCCACCTCTTTCTTTTGTTTATTTATACAATAACCCAGTTTAGTTTTTGTAACTATTTCTATTTCCCCTTTTAACTTCTTCCTTAATGATTTTATCTTTGTTCTAGCATTCTCTTTATTTTTACATACCTCTATTAATCTTTCGTATGTTGTTATATGCCCCTTATTTTCTATAAGTGTTTTTAACACTTCATTTTCTATTGGTGTTAAGTTTATTATTTTATTACTTACATATCTTAGGTTTTCATCATCGTGCATATAATCACCTCTTTTGTTTATCTCTTTCCTCAATAACTTTCATACCTGCTAACATACCCTCATTAAATTCTAAATACATTTTTTTATAATAATCTCGTTCAGTTATTAAACTATCTCTTTCATCTAGTATTCTCATAATTGTATTAAATAATTTTGTTGCTTCTTCGTTTAACATTTCTAATCTTACTTTTGTCATAGCTTCTATTAAGTTTTCTATATCGTTATTCATTGGTATCACTCCTCTTTACGACAATAACTTATAATTGGTCCACCATAAGGACTTTCTTTTATTGGACTTTCTTTAGTTGTAAATGTTCCAATATAAAGTGAATTTTGTTTTAATTCCTCATATTTACCCTTTATTATTAACAATTCTTTATATTCTTCCATTGATATTGTTATTTCTTTTTGTTCCATATTCTCACACCTCCTACTTAACAAAAAATCCTAATTCATTCATTTGTTTTTTTATCTCGTCATAGTCTTGTAAACTTAAATGTCCTGTATTATATGCATCTATATTTTCTATTATATAATTCATTATTTGCGGTAATCTCTTTTTTCCTAGTCCTAGCTTGTATGAAATTGTATAAGCTGTCATATATAAAATCATTTCTACTGTTGTTCTTGCTCCCTGTTTTGCTCCTTGTTCTATTGCTTCTTCTCTGTATTTTTGCATTGTAAATTCTTTGCCATATTTTCTTTCCATTTTTCTTCTTTGGGGTCTATTCATATTTATATTTAACCTCCTAACTCCCTTGTTTTTAAATAATTTTCATCATTTAAAGGATTTATATATTCGTTTTCGTGAAACTCTACAAGTCCTTGCCTTTTTAAACATCTTAATAGTAATTCAACATCATCATTTAAATTACTAAAAGCTGTTTCTATTGCAAAATGAGATAATTCTTCATATTTGTTTTTCAATTCCTTATTACTCTTATATAAAGTGTTATATCTTTCTTGAAGTCTGCTTATGTGTGTTTCTTTTATTTCATTTCTAGTATGTTGCATATTTATATTTAACCTCCTAACTTCCTACCGACACTTTGGGCAGTAGTTTATTTCGAAATAACTATTTGCTGTATAACCATCTTCATCTTCTGCATTTAAAACAACATTTAATAATGGTTGTTGATTAGGTGGTAGAAATACTTTATAATACTGTCTTTCATCATTATCTATATCTAATTGTTTTTTATTTAAAGCTCTTTTTTCACAATACTTACACATCTTCCCTCCTCCTCTCTTAAAAGTTCTTGTAAACCTTGTTTTTTTGCGTATAACTCTTCTTTCTCATCTTCTAAATGAAATATAAGAGTTTCATTATTATCAATATCTGTTTCAGTTCCTAATTTTTCTCTTTCTTCAACACATTTATTTATTTCTGTATGTAAATACTTTATTCTTTCATTTATTTTATCTATCTTTTCTTTTACTTTGCCCTTAAATATATATAATTCATTTAGATATTCGAATAGCCACGGATTGTTAATTATAAGTTCATCTGATTTTACTTTCTTTAATGTCTTATTTTCTTCTTCTAGTTGTTTATATCTTGTTAGTAGGTTTTCTAATGTTTGTACTTCTTTTCCATTAAGAATTAATCTCTTCATCATTTCCCCAAAATTAATATCATATACATTGCTTTTATATGCTTTAAATTGTTTTATTTTTTCTTCTAATATCTTTATCTCTTCTTCCAACTCTATTCCTCCTTAATATCTTGAATATCTATATTTAATAGATATTTCCATAATTTCTTTTGTAACCAATTAAATTTTGTTGATACTTCTATCTTTATCTCTGTTCCACCTAAATTCATATCTCCTATTTTTATAATTGATTTACCTCGTTTTACTTCTATTCTTGCATATCCGTCTGCTTTTAGTTCAAATTCTGTCTCCAACTCTATTCCTCATTTACCTCTTTGCTATTCCTGTTAATTCTTCAAAAAGGTCAAAAAATACGTCTTTCTCTTCCTTTGTTAGTCTTTTAATACTCCAAATATTCCTAGTATCTAGTGTTATTTCTTTCTCCTTTTTATCGTTATAGAAATGTAGTTTTCCATCCTTTAATGGTACTAATTCATAATTTATTTTCTTAATTCTATCTGCATATGTTTTTAATATTTCATCTATTGCCATTAACTTATTCCTCCTTTACTTCAAAATGAATACACCCAAATTCTTCTCCTACTTCAATTCCTGCATTGTACCCTTCATAATCCATATATAATAGATTATCTTTTCCTAATCCGTCTTTCTTCCCAGTTATATGCATAATCATATTTAAACTTTGGACATCCACACTCTCCAAAACATTCTTGTTTTTCTCCTTCAAATGGAGAATAATGTTTACAATTTTTACATAGCTTTTCCAAGTCTATTCCTCCTTTACTTTATAACAGTTTGTCCATTGTTCAGCCATAGCTTTTGCTATACCTGGAAATGTTTTACTTCTTAACTTTGCAACTTCTGGGTCATTCCACGCATATTGTTTTCCATTAAAATTTGCTTTCCATATATTTTGAGTTCTTTGTTCTTTCGGGATTATGTTTGTTGACACTAAATTAGGCAATCCCTTCAGCCATAAACAAGTTTTTTTACATTCTGTGTCTCCAAATTCATAAGGATTTATTATTTGATTTGGTCTTCTATAACAACTAGACATTATCCCTACTGGATTTTCTATTGCTATTTTTTCGCAATCAGCCATAACAAATTTATAGAAAAACGCAATAGCTTCTCTTTGCAAATTCATAGGTTTTTTCCCTTCTGTAAACCATCTTTGACCTGAATTACATAAATGTGTACAAGGAGGAAACGCTATAATCATATCCCATCTATCTTCTATTTTATGTACTACGCCATCGCAAGTTTTAAATTCGCATTTACCATTTAGTAAAGGTAATACATCTTCTTTAATGTGCCATTCTTCATATCCACCAGAACAATCTATAATGTCGCAACTGTATGCTTCGTGACCTAGTTTTCTTAATTCTATTGTTACTGCTTGGCTTTCTTCACAAGCTACTAATATTTTCATATTTCCTCCTTCAATTTCTCATCTATTTCTTTCAATCCTTTTTGTTTATAAATTTCTTGCAAATAAATAAATATTTCTTTTTTTCTCATTGCTACTGTTTTCCCTGTATTTTTTTCAAATTTTACTAAGTAATAATGGCCATTAGTTTTTCTTCGTATAACATATTTATTATTGTCTAAATCAATAAATTGTCTAATAACTTTGTCTGTTACTTCCATTTGCTCCTCCTATCTCATTCCGTTCGAAGTCCATATAACCTTCTTCAAGTAATTTTGTTATTTTTTCTTCTTCTCTTAATCTTTCTTGCTCTGCCCAAAATTCTTCTTCCATATCTTCAAGCATTATATCTATTTCCCTTAACATTTCCTGTACTTCGCCTTTGTAATTCTCACATAATTTACCACATACTTCTCCTCTTTTATTGCATAGGTTTATACAGGTTTTACAAGTCTTTTTGTAATATCCCATATTACACTTTTATTCCTTTCTTTTTTATTTTGTTTGTTCTATCTATAACTTTTGCTATTAATGCACCTGTTTTTGTTAGCTCTGCATTTTCATATATCAATTTATTTGTATTCATAATTAATGCTTCAGAATCAGTCACTAATATTAAATTGTCTAAATCAAAATTTCTTTTGTTTCCGTCTGCAAATATTACTTTGTGTCCAGTAGGTATGTTTCCATACATACTTTTATATATATATCTGTGTTTTTCTATCCATACATTAGGTTCTGCTACTTTTACTACTATATAGCCTTTACTTTCTCTTTCACTTCCTACTGGTAAATTACAACTTTTAAACCCACTGCTTATATGATGATAATTTTTGATTTTCTTTATTTGTCCTATTGTAAACTCTGTACCAAATTCTTTATTTAACATATTAGTTAATTCTTCGTTTCTTACTCCTATTGCATTATCTTGTATAAATCTTTTATGCTCCTCATTAAATATGTTTTTACTCATTTCTAATCTCCTAAGCTTAACAGAGGTGCTATTTTATTGTTTTCTTCTTTTGTTGTATCTATATGTTTTTTTTGCTTGTAATAATAAGTTTGCGTTATTAATTATTGTTTGAGATACACTTACAACCTGTTTTGATATTTTTAATTCTCTATTTAATTCTTCTTCACTTAAAGACTCATCCATTAATGACCTTAACTCATCAAATAAATATTTATTTAATTCTAATAAAGTGTTATTGTTAGAACTTTCTTCATTTCCACTAGCATTGTTTTGTGTATCGATAAGCTGTTGTATTTCTATATCCGACATCTTCCTATATTTTTCATATCGTCCATCTTTTTTCATAATATTAAATTCATTTCTTACATCAGTAATTGTTGATACTGTTGCTATTGCGATTTGTTCTAATGTTTTTGAATTTGCATTTTTACAAATATAAATTTGTTCTTTAAGTGTAAATTCTTTCATTTTCTCTTTTCCTTTCTCTATAAATCCTTTTATATTCTTTTTGATATAATCTATAGCAGTTCTTACAATAAGCATTATATCTATCTAGCTTTTTATAATAATAAAACTCTGTTTCTTCTTTACTTTCTCTGCACATTGAACATAATCTTTTCATTTTACTTTTGTTCCTTTTCCTCAAGTTTCATACTTGAATACTTAATAACCGCTTCTATTTTCCTAATTTGTTTTTTAATACTTTGACTTTTCATTAACTTAAATTCTTTAAATTTAACTATTCTATAGTCACAATCTTTTGTTATCTTTCCATCTAAATCTGCTATTAAAAAATTATCTTTATTCCAAATTATAATCTTACTCATTACTTAGTCATCTCCATTAATCATAATAGTGGTTTATATAATATTTTTCCGCTTCTTTTCTTTCTTTTTCGATTTCTTCAGATGCCTTATAATAATTGTATTCGTTTTGTATTTTTCTTCTAGCTCTTTCTACTGATTTGAAACTTGGTAATCCATATTCTTTATAATTTATAAACTTCTCTTTACTAAATTCTATATAGTAATATTCCTCAACATATGTAACATAAAGTAAATTATCATTTTCTCTTGTTCTAGGATAATTCTCTAATATTTCTTTTACTCTTATTTCTACTATATTGTTTTTCGACATTTGTTTACTCCTTAATTAATTTTGTTTGACCTTTTATAATTTCTATACATATTCTCGCTTTTATCTTATCAGGCATTTTTTTAAAATCTTCCACGCTTATATATTTCATAGAATCACATCACCTCATATTTTCAAATTTCATTTGCTGTTTATTAAAATTAATTTTTACTGTTCCTGTTGGTCCATTTCTCTGTTTTGCAACTATAACTTCAACACCTATCATTCTGTTTTTAATTTTTTCTTCTTCTTCAATATATAAAAAAATCACATTATCAGCATCTTGTTCTAAACTTCCACTTTCTCTTAAATCTGATAGAAGCGGTCTTCTTCTTTTCTCTGTTTCTCTATTTAATTGGCATAATGCAATAATAGGTATATCTAGTCTTTTAGATAATAATTTTAATCTTCTGCTTATGTCTGCTACCTCTTGTTCTCTAGCTGAGAATTTTGTTTTACTTTTTAAAAGTTGCAAGTAATCTATAACTATTAATCCTAAATTCTTTTCTTGTTTTAACTCTGTTGCTCTATTTTCGATTTCTTGAATGGTAGCTAGTTCTGTATCTATAGACATTTTTATACTAGATATTTCTGCTGCCTTTTCTCCAATTTTTGCAAAATGTTCATCAGTAAGCCAACCGCATCTAAGAATATGTCCGTCTATTCCAGCTTCTCTTGCGATCATTCTATTACCTAATTGTTTATCTGACATCTCAAGACTAACAAAATATGTATATACTCCTTTTCTAGCAATATGTTCTGCCATTTGTAAAGCAAAAGCTGTTTTTCCAACTCCAGGTCTTGCAGCAATTATTGTAAATTCTTGCTCATGTAACCCCTCTATTATTCTGTCTAAATCCAAATAACCTGTTCTATATCTTAAATCATCTCTTTTTTGATATTTAGCCTCAATATCTTTTACTGTTGTTATCATAATGTCACTCATCTCTTTAATACTTTTATTGTCTTGTGTTTTTAAATCTAAAAATTTTTGTATTATATCATTTTTAATTTCCAACTCATCTTTGTTAATATCAGTTTCTGCAATTTCCTCACATATTAATTTTGATATGCTATAGATTTTTCG